AGAAAGTAAACAACGTTTAGATGCTAAATGTTGGAAAGGTTACAAAAAGCAAGGCACTAAAATGAAAGGTGACACACGTGTAAACAACTGTGTACCCATTGAAGAATCATATGATGGTGATGAATTCTTTGAAGCCTACGGTGAACTGTGGTACAACGAAGATGAACAACTAGATGAAGCTGAATATCATGGACATAAAGTTCCCTTAGGCAAACCAATGCAAGGTGATGTTAAGAAGTTTAAAGTCTACGTTAAAGATCCTAGCACAGGCAACATCAAAAAAGTAAACTTTGGTGATCCTAACATGCGTATTAAGAAATCTAATCCAGCACGTCGCAAGTCATTTAGAGCACGTCATAACTGTGCTAACCCAGGACCAAGAACATCTGCCAGATATTGGAGCTGTCGTAAGTGGTAATATGACCAATTGGGAAACTTACGTTAAAGAATCCTATGAGCTTATTAAAGAAGCAGAAACATCGCTTTCAATTACACTAACCCACAATGTAGAAGCATACGTTGTACACTTATTCGCACACTTTCTAGACAAACCACAGGTCAATACAGAACCTGTGGGTATTAAACTAATGGCCAGTGCCAACTTACCAGTAGCTCAACGCAAAGTATTGCTTAAAGATGTAGGTGATGAATGCTTACTAATTAACGCAATGGAATGGAACAAGCGCCGTTGGCCCAGTGACACTTACTATGCTGAAATGGGTCAATCTGCTTATGTTACACGTGCGTTTGTAGTTAGGCCTGTAGAAGATATCTACGATGATTTAGCCTTGGAATTCACAACAGTTACCAAAGTTCTACGGAAATGTAGAATATCTTAACCATACCGCTTGACTCCGATAAGTAATTCATATACAATATATTTTTAACTAAAGGAATGACACAATGGCATTAATGTTTTCAGCTGAACAAAAGGCAAAACTTATACAAATAGTCAATGAGGGCGTACAAGTACTACAAGAAGTAGAAGATTTAAGTGCAGGCCTTAGCGATACAATCAAAGCAGTAGCGGAAGAATTGGAAATTAAACCGAGCTTACTTAAAAAAGCAATTAAAATTGCACAAAAATCTAAATTTGGTGAAACAAATCAAGATCACGAAACTGTTACTGATATTTTAGAAACTGTTGGCCGTACACTTTAATTGAAAGCTAACTATCACAAAACTATTAAGTTCATACAGCATGATTGGAATAGTAACCCATTTAGACTTACAATGGAAACTATTAATTGGGCGTTAAACTTTGCGGTTGCAATGACGTTTACATTAACTGTACCTAATGTTCCGTTATTAGTAGTGTATCCAATGTTCTTTACTGCCCTATCTATTAGTATATATTCTGCTATTAGCCGGGGTAGTTTTGGTATTTTAATAACAAGTATAACTATATTTTTAATCGATTTAGTGGGCTATTACAAGCTATTAGTGTTATAATAAAAGAGTCGTACACTTTACGTACAAGCACAAGGTTAACCGGCCATAAGCGGTAGGAGAGTAAATGAGTTATGTTGACGCATTATTTGACAGGGCAAAAGATCGCATCTATGTTGTAGAAAGAAAAGAAGGCATGCGCGAGTATGTTGAGTATCCAGCAAATTATGTTATGTACATGGATGATCCAAAAGGCAAGTATCGTACAGTATATGACACTCCAGTAAGTCGTTTCAGCACACGTGTTGGTAAGGAATTCCACAAAGAAACACGTATTCAATCGGGCAAGCAAATATGGGAAAGTGATATTAATCCCGTGTTCCGTTGTTTATCAGATAACTATCTTGGTGTCGATTCACCTAAACTACAAACTGCGTTTTGGGATATTGAAACAGACTTTGACCCAGCACGTGGGTATGCTCCTACCAGCGATCCATTTAATCCTATTACAGCTATATCAGTTTACTTAGATTGGCTAGACAAGTTAGTTACCTTAGTTATTCCGCCCAAGAGCTATAGTTGGGAAACTGCACAGGAAATATGTGACCAATACGAAAACTGTTTTATGTTTGAACGTGAAGCAGACATGTTGGATACATTCCTTAATCTAATCGATGATGCAGATGTGTTAAGTGGTTGGAACAGTGAAGGCTATGATATTCCGTATACTATTGGGCGTGTTACACGTGTACTAAGCAAAGATGACACCAGACGCTTTTGTCTATGGGGTCAGTACCCAAAACAGCGTGAATTTGAACGTTTTGGTGCCGCAAACATTACTTTTGACTTGATTGGTAGGGTGCATTTAGACTATATGCAACTGTACCGTAAATATACCTATGAAGAACGACATAGTTATAGTTTGGATGCTATTGGTGAATATGAACTAGATGAGCGCAAGGTTGCTTATGAAGGTACATTGGATCAACTATACAACAAAGACTTTCCTAAGTTTATTGACTATAACCGTCAAGATACTATGTTGCTGGGCAAACTAGACAAGAAGTTACGCTTCCTAGATCTAGCTAACGAACTAGCACATGATAATACTGTATTACTACAAACGACTATGGGTGCTGTGGCAGTTACTGAACAGGCTATTATCAACGAAGCACATCAACAAGGCTTAATTGTGCCTAATCGTAAAAACAGAGACGATATGGGCGATACACAAGCGGCAGGTGCTTATGTAGCAACTCCAAAAGCAGGCATGCATGATTGGATTGGTTCAGTTGATATTAACTCACTATACCCAAGTGCGATTCGTGCCTTGAACATGGGCCCAGAGTCAATCATTGGACAGATACGTCCGATTATGACAGACCATTACATCAATGAAAAGATGGCTAATAAGTCAAGTTTCGCTGATGCGTGGGAGGGCTTGTTTGCTACCTTAGAGTATACTGCGGTTATGGAAGGTAAGGAAGGTGTTGAACTTACCATCGATTGGGAAACATCCGGTGAAAGTACTGTACACAGTGCGGCAGAAGTTTGGAAATTAATATTCGACAGTAATCAACCATGGATACTCAGTGCCAATGGTACTATCTTTAGCTTTGAGAAAGAAGCAGTTGTTCCAGGCTTGCTTAAACGTTGGTATGCTGAACGTAAAGAACTACAGGCCAAGATGCGTTCATGTACAGATCCAGAAGAGATTGCATTCTGGGATAAACGACAGTTGGTTAAGAAGATTAACTTGAACAGTTTGTATGGTGCCTTATTGAATCCGGGCTGTCGTTTCTTCGACAAGCGTATCGGACAATCAACTACCTTAACTGGCAGAACTATTGCTCGACACATGGATGCGTTTATTAATGAATGTATCACAGGAGTGTATGATCACACCGGCGATGCTATTATCTACGGTGATACTGACTCTTGTTATTTTAGTGCATGGCCAATGGTTAAAGATGAAGTTGCTGCAGGTAACATGGAATGGAATGCTGGCATTGCTATTAAACTGTACGATGACATTTCGGATCAGGTTAACGAGAGTTTTCCTGCTATGATGGAACGTGCGTTTCACGTGCCGCGTAGTATGGGCAGTGTGATCAAGGGCGGCCGTGAGCTAGTTGCAAGTAAAGGTTTGTTTATTAAAAAGAAACGCTATGCTGTGCTGATCACAGACTTAGATGGTAAACGTATGGATACACATGGCAAGCCAGGTAAAGTTAAAGCTATGGGCTTAGATTTGAAACGCAGTGATACTCCAAAAGTTGTACAGGATTTCTTAAGTGATATTTTATTAGCGACACTTACTGGTGTAGATAAGACTGCTATTATTGATATGGTACGTGAGTTTAAACTAGCTTTCCAGGATAGGCCAGCTTGGGAAAAAGGTACACCTAAACGTGTAAACAATCTAACTAAGTTTACCAAAGCAGAAGAACGTGAAGGTCGTGCTAATATGCCTGGTCATGTACGTGCGGCAATGAACTGGAATAACCTAAAGCGTATGCACGGCGATAACTATTCAATTAGTATTGTTGATGGTATGAAGACTATTGTGTGTAAACTTAAAGATAATCCAATTGGATTTACTAGTGTAGGCTATCCAACAGATGGCACCCATATTCCACAGTGGTTTAAGGACTTGCCATTTGACAATGACCTAATGGAGTCGACAATTGTTGATCAAAAAGTAGAAAACTTACTTGGTGTGCTTAAATGGAATATTACAGAAAGTACAGACATTAAGACTACGTTTGATGCATTGTTTAGTTTTGATTAATGAATGATCTACAGAAAAAATTAGATGAGTTAACTACAATTAAAAAGACATTAGTCGATTTAATTGATAGTTTTCAATTTGAAAAACTAGGCAAATTAACAGAATTGCCAAGTTCCAATGGTACACTGTATCAAGAAGTTGCAAACTATTATCAAACACAGCACAAAAAAGTTGCAGATAACTTTGCTAAAGCGCAATCTAATATTAATCAAGAGGTAACAGTTAAAAGTCAACAATGTATTAAGAAAAGCAAAAACTTAATTAAAGAAGGCCAACGTCTAGACATACTGCGTAAGGAAAAAATAAAGAAAAGTCAACGATTAGCCAAAGAAAGTCGCCAGCTGGCTAGAGAAGGACAACTACTCGCTGACACTAAACATAGATTATTGTACGAATATAATCAATTAATAAAAGAAAGTCATAAGTTAAATAAAAAACAATACAAGTTAATTCAGGCACGTCAACGAGAATTAAACATAGAAAATAAGAAAATTATTAACTATAGTATTAGTATACTTCAGGCTGCACTTAATAATATCAATAATAATATTGATAATACTACCCTGAACTTAACTGAAGCAATTACTATAGAAAAGATAAACAATCTATGTGCTACCGAAGAGTATCAGAATAAGTTTATAAGCACATACTTACTCCCTAATATAGTACCAGTAGATAAACATATATTAAACTTATCATTACTAACTATTAGAGCGCATTGCGATTGGCATTTTCCGGGACTACAAATTAATCCAACTACTAGAGATTGGGTTGATTGTATGGTTGCAGCAGATCCGTTGTATATCATCCAACGCCCCGACAATCAGACATTGCCCGCTATTATTAATACTTACCCTAGTGAATACATACAACGACTAAGAGTATATAATATTAATCAAGACTTTTCAATTCTACCCCAGCAACAGTTTGGGTGTATTGCCTGTTGTAATGTTTTAAATTTGTATAATCTATTAGATATTAAAAATCTTTTGGCTATCTATAACACACTATTAAGACCCGGTGGTAAATTAATATGTAATTTGCAATTTTTACACAACACAACTATCAGTGACATTGTCGAAGAAAACTATTTTAACTACACAATTAGATTGATTATACAAAATATATTCAACGATATAGGGTATAGGGTGATATCATTAAATGAAATGTTATCGGATGATGTTATGACCATGTTGATAACTGTTGAAAAATTTGGCATACTAACTACCACCAAGGCACATCAGGTATTAGGTGCAATTATTGAAAAATAATTTTACCATATCTCTTGCATTTTCTAAATACATCATATACACTAAATTATAACACTTTATTAGGAGAACTACATGCGTGATCATTTATTAGACATCGTTAAAAATACGTACGGACTGGGTATCATTGACCTAGTTAAGGTAACAGGCACA